AGACTGCATCAACTTTAGATTTCAGAAAAGTGGTAATTCTATCTCTTGCTGCTCCTGTGCCTTCTTGAAGATTGTTGTTCAATGCAAATCTTACATCATCACCATATCCAGTACCAACTATATTTCTTCTCTCTTTTCTCTTCGCCGCTTTGGCATCACTCTCCATCTTATTTAATTCATTGAATCTTGCTTGATCTTCTGGGTTATCATATACTTTCTTTTCAAAATCTCCAAAATCCTCTTCAACCACAACAATCTTGAATTTTTTGCTCTTATCTGATTCAAAATCTTTTAAATCTTTCGAGGCTTTTTCTTCGGCTAATGCAGCTTCAATGTATTCTTTTGTTACCGGGCCATCATCTTTGATTGTAATCGCAGAATCACTTACAGGTGTATCTTTTTGATCCAATGATGGCGCAAAGGATTGAGTTACTGGTGAATCTGAAGGAATTGAACTTACGGCACCCACGGCAACACTGCTACTAGTTTGTGTTATTGCCGCCATGTTTTTCATCACCTCAGCAACTGTTTTTAATTTCAATTTAGAAAGTTTCTTCATTTGATCAACGAAGTCTTCTAATTTATCAGGCTCGCTATCAGAAAAATTATCGATTGATTCACCAAGTTTATCAATTGATTCAGCAGCTGTTGCTAAATCAGGTGCAACTTTACCCAATTCAATAAATTTTTCAACAGGATTTCCACCAAAGAAACTAAGCACACCACCGAGAGCAGAACTAGCACCAAATGCAATAAGAGCGGCTGATATGGCTGCGATTCCTGTCGATGCACTTATAAGACCCGGTCCAGCACTTCCTAGTTGTACAAGGGAATCAATGAATCCTGTTAAGAACCCACCAACTGCTCCAATTACAGTTGAGATAGCCTCTCCGAAAGCACCTATAAATGGTGTCATTAATTCTAGAGCCTTACCGAATAATGCAAATGCCGCGGCGGCAGGGATCATTGCTGCACCCAATGCTGCGATTGCACCGGCACCTAAGAAGATTGCAGGCGCGATGAATGATAGACCGAATGCGGCAGCTCCTAATGCCACTAGAACCCCTATTCCTATTCCTACACCAGACCAATTGATATCAGCAAATTGTTGGAAAGCCTTACCTGCAGTAAACATTGCGGCACCAAGAGCAATAAGTACACCTGCTCCTATCAAATATTTTGGATTGGATATTGCCTTTAGACCTTTTCCTAATCCTGTTAAGAGACCTTGAATTCCCTTACCAATACCTTTACCGGCTTTTCCTATAGCACCTAAGAATCCACCTCCAGAATCTCCATCTGCACCTTGACCTTTTTTATCACCGCCTAAACTCTCTAATGCTTTTGTTCTTTTATTATCTCTGGCAATGTCTTCTTTACGGTTTTCTCTATCCTGTAATACATCTCCTTCTGATCTTTCTACTAGTGTTCTTAGTGATTGACTGGTATCTGTAATAGCATCGATAGCATCATCTGGTATAACTGAAGATGTTGCGCTACTGACACTACCACCCATTCCTCCTGTAATAGAATCAACTGATTCTTGTGGATTAAAATCCTTTGCAGCTTTGGAAATTCTCTTTAATAAACCCTGGCGGATCATAAAGAATCTAGTCTTTGTCAGAATATCTTGATCGGGTGTTGAACCAAGAACATCATTAAGTGACATCTTTGGATCGACTTCTAGTTCAACACTTTCGGTTGCTTTTTCAACCTTTTTAAGAATATTTTTCTTTATTCTTAACCATCTAAAAGCATGGATTATATTTAATTTAGGAGATTCACCAAGAAGATCAGATAGAGATAACTTTTTATCAATCTCTAAGTCTAGATTGCCAGCAGAGGTTGCTTTATCAACCGATTTAAGTATATTTCTTTTAACCTTTAAGAATTTTAAACCTAAAACAACATTGAGATTATCCAATTTTCCCATATCACCCATTAAAGATGATAGTGAAATACTCTTATCAATGTCTAAATCTAGATTACCACCAGAGGTAGCCTTCTGAATTGAACCAAGGATATTGGCTTTTATCGAATCAAGTTCATCAACAAACTTTGAATTACTAGAACTCATACCAGAAATTAAATCGTTAGTCGAAGATTCAATGGTCTCGACCTGCTTCTCTAGAGCAGTTTTTAACTTTTCATTTATTTTCTGGAGTTGTTCTGAGTTATCCATTTATTTATTTTTTAGATTGGTTTCTTGCGTTTTCTTCGGCAATATATTTCTGTAACATTCCTACATATATTTGTCTTTCCCACGGTAACATATTATCTAATTCTGTCAAACTATATTTATGATGTTGAAGCATCGCAAAATTGGTTTGATAGTGATTAGCCAAAGATTCATGTGAAAGACTTAGGTAAAAAAATCACCTAATCCTGTTATAGTATGTTCATTTTCATGACCACAAAACTGACATTTAAATTTAACTGTATGAGAAAGTTTTGGTTGATTTTGAATATAATTCTGAATATCTTGAAGATGATTGTGACTCAAAGATTCAATGAATGTGGTAAGTTCTTTCTTACTTGTATCATCTGTATTATAAACACCATCTTCATCAAAGATGCTTTCAATCGATGCAATGATACCGGGAATAATATCAGAACCATCTCCGATATTTTTGATATCTTTGACACGAATGGGTCGAAGAATAACTCCGACATCATCGGTCAATTGTAATTTATTCTCAACCTTCTTCTTAGGAAATTTAACTTTAACTTCTGTTAGATCGACCACTAAAATGTTTTTCTTATCACACTCTTCACAAGTGATACTGAATTCAATGTTCTCTCCAATACTGATTGCTCTCAGTTGAAGGAAAACATATTCCATGTCATATATGGTAAAATCATTCGGATTTACTTTTTCAAAAGAACATACTTGAATGATGTCCTTGACCACTTTTGTGATTTCATTCACATCTTCAGTTGTTTGTGCCTGAAGAAGAATTTTTTCTTCTTTAACGAGAAAAGGTCGGAATTCAACCTTTTCTTTTGTTGAAGGAATTTCAATCGTGTGTTTTGCTGTTTCTAATATAGGTAATGGCATAATATTTTAATAATTTAATTAGATAGATATTTATACAAAAATTATCTATTAATAATCACGTCGCGGCATGAGAATGTTACATCTAGATTTAAGATAGAATCTGTGGTTGTCTGCGATTTTTGAACAGCACCTAAGGTTACGGGATACGCATCTCTTAGTGTTATCCCATACTTGACCTTATCTTGCTTATCTTGATGTTCAAGTTGAATATCCGAAACATATTCTGTGAGATAACGAAGTGTATAGGTCTTCTGATTAATAATTCCTTGTTGCCATTTTTCAAATATGTTCTTTACATAAAAATCTTCTGTTAATCTAAAAGTGATTGAGACATCATCATTGATATAACCTGTGGGAATCTTCAATGGGTTTCTATACATTGAGTAATCAAGTGTTTCAATTTGTTTGCCGGGAAAGGTAATTGATTCACATAATAAATCGAGACTTCTTTGATCAAATTCACCACCTTCTCTTACATAGTCAGGTACATTTATCATTGCTCGGAATCTATTTGGATTCGCTAAGCCACTTCTTCTTACTACTTCTGATTTTAAATTTTCTATACTTGAACTCATTAGATTGATTTTCTGGATTCTTTCCATATAGAACTTTTGCTTTTCTTAACAAATTGTTCTGTTGGCATGAAAAGTGCTACTTCCCATTCGGTAGCGGGCACTTGGGTTATTTTTGTTTGCACCTTTGATGTTAAATATCTTTTAAAACAAGGTTGAAATTCTTTTAATTTAGATGCACCTTTAAGGAAGTTATATTTTAAACGAAACCTTGTGGTCTCATTATATTTTTTATTATTAGTAAATTCTGTAAGTTTGTCGAAGAATTTTGCTCTCAAATTTGGTGGAAGATAATGGAGATTAAGACCAGTGAAACCACCTTCTACTTTATCAACTAAAATGATAAGAGGAAATCTATCATAATACGGCAATGTTTCTTTATGTTTTGGATCATAGAAATACATATACATTCTACCCGGCAAAGGTTTATCAACCCTCAATAATTCTTTATCTTTTAACAGAGACTTTCTACTGACATTAAAGGTTTTAAGTCTTTTCTTAAACCAGTTTAGCGATTGAGTTGTTCTGGGACTGATTCCAGATTTAAACGCTTCCTGTTCTAATTTTTGAAAATATGATTGTTTAGCCATACATCATTATTTATAATCAAGTCAATAACTTTATTCCAAGTCCTTTGATTGTTTTCTCTGTCCATATATCAAACTTCCAGCCTCTATTCTCTGCATATTCTTTTGCGGCTTCCCATTTAGATTGATTCTTTATATATGTCATAACCTCTTTAATATATCTCTTTGTTTTCTTTCGAGGCTTTGGTTCTTTAGTTTCTTTCTCTGGTTTTATTTCAATCAGCCATGTCTTACCATCCTTTGTTGTAATTTTTAGATCGACAAAGTATCTGTGTATTTTATTATCTGTTTTACACCGATATGGCACCACTGTTTCTTCACTCGACCACTTTATGATAGAAGGATTATCATCACACCAGCGAAATACTTGTCTTTCCCATAAGGAC